AAAAACATTACTAAAACATATTTCATTCTATAATTAATTTTTTTATAGATTTAGAACCATCAATATTATCCTCTAATTCTGCTTTACCCTTCCAGCATTTATAAGTTACTGATTCAGAATATTCACGCTCCGCATGTCTTTTGCCTCGTAAACATTGCGCCATACCTTCAGTCTGTAAACGTGCCTCTTTGATCTCAGCGTTAACAAACATAAGTAGGGCTACCACAGACTCTATCATTGTGAACTCCCGTTTGTGTATTTCATTTCTCTGTTTTGATCTTTTAATTTTTCGATATCAATCAAAACTTTATCCATTTGTTTTCTTAAAAATTCTATATTGACTTTATTCAAAGCCATTGACTCGATATGTGCATTTAACTTATCGGTAGTCTTATACAAATCCTCGATCATCATGAATTGCTCAGAATCTGCGGGAAGCGAACCAAGTTGACCTCGTGGCCATTTGATTCTAAACTCTGTATTTTCTTCTAGATCTTTTTCCATTAACTGTAATCTAGTGTCTGCAACATTTAGACGTTCTATAATTTGAAAATAGCCCATGGTTCCGAGTGCCACGATAATTATTAAACTTGCTACCGTCTTCATTGGCATCTGTACTTTTGCCTCGTCTCCGATATTTAATGGTTTATTATTCATTCGTAAGTTTTATCCTCTTCTCTTTCTTTTTCAAAACCTTCATTCAACATTTCTCCTAACGTTTGTTCTTTTTTTTCCATTTTATAGAACATTCTATCGCTATCTTCTGTAACCATGTCGTTATCTTCAGCATCCCAGTATGTAGTTTGAACTTTGTAATCTGGCCAGCTGTTATCAGTAGTATAACTATTAATGTGCCAGAGAATACGATTATTAGGCTGAGCTGCAAAATTACCGTTATCAAGAGCCAATATATGCGCACACTTATGTTCTTGAGGTATTTCAGAATGCTCTGTATCCAAAATATTAACGTCTGGGTGTCCCCAATCAATCGTGAAAAGATATTTTCCATGATAAAATTTTTTGTCTAATCCTAGATATTTACCACTTACACCATCCAACCAATCAAAGCAAGTAACACTAGGCCAATAACTAAAGCTGTTCCACAATTCCAACTCGTGCGTCTGCATATTCGGCACATCGGCTCTATCATAATGTTTTTGGAAAAACGCTGAGATAGGCAAACGCCAATAGCACGCACCATTGGGAAGCATGATGTTAAATAGTAAAGCCCTTCCTGAAATAGATGTGAGACCAAAGATAACACATTCTTCACTTTCATCCATATGTTCTTTAAAATCATAAAGATACTCCTTTCTTATTTTACAATATATTGGAGGTATATTTGCGTTGAGATAAGCCATGTTTATATTTATTTCTCCAATATTCTTTTCTTTCTAATAATCTGATTCTATAATCTAAATTTTCAAAACCTAAAAATTTAGCTAAAAATTTTTTTAACATTTCCATCTTCGTCTCGCTTGTCTTATTCTTGAATTAGGGTCATTTCTTGTTTTAGCAGACGATCTTTTTAATTGTCCTAATGATCTCGCACAATATGACTTTCTTCTTTTAGCTGCTTTTGAACCTTTTTTTACTTTTCCAGTAACGGCAGTTTTCAATTTAGAACCTGGGTTATCTCGTCTATATCTTGCAACTCCAGCTGCAGTCATTCCAGCTCCAGATTCAGTAGATCTAAAATATTTTTTTGTTTTTGGTGGTTGTACATCACCACCTTTTTTAAAACCTAAAATATCTGCATAATAATTATTCATATTACTTATCTAGTATTATTGTAACAGTGCAATGGCTTATAGCTTGAATTGACATGCCACCTTCAAATAAAATTCCGTCTTCTGCTAAATTATATGCAAAGGTATCTCCAGCTGGCACATCTACAATAAATTGATCAACGTTATTTCCATCTCTTAATGTAACTTGCCCAGCATTTGATGAAGATGTTGATCCAAGAATTATTCCTCTTAGTCTTGTTCTACCCCCAAATACACTACCAGTGCTATTTTTTCTTACTGCTTTTACGTCACTTTTATACATATTAAGTAAATGTTATTGTTACTCCACCTGTTCCAGAAATAGTTGCATGAATACCTTCTTCAAATAAAATTCCTGATCCAGGTAAATACATGTCTAAACCCTCTTCACCAAAAAGATAAGTTGTTATGATTGTTCCTGAAGCACCTCCACTTTTAAAAACAATTGAGCCACTTGCACTGTTTCCTTTTCCTTGAATAGAAGTTAATCTTGCTCTCCTTGTTGTTGGAACCATTTGTGCAGTAGATGTTGCATGTGCACTCGATTGATCTGACGTGAAACTTCCTCCACCCATAATTTTCTCCTTAAATTGTGGCTCCCAAAGGAGCCACTAGTTTATTATTAAGCTATTGTTGCACCTTGAGTTGAACTTGCAATCCAACCGACAGTACTATTCCAAACTAGAGTAGCTGACTCTCCTACTGCATCGAAAGTAATTGTAGTTCCGTTTGCAAAATTAGTTGGAGTTAAAGTTCCATCACCACCGTCAACAATCATGTTTATAATTTTAATTTGACCTGAAGTTGTGCCATCAGCTAAAGTTAATGCATTTGCTCCAGTAGTGGTTAACTCGGTTACTAAGTTAATTAAATCAACTGCACCAGCACCTGATAAAGATTGAACACCACCTCTAATAGCTTTTCCATAAGAAGCGTCAGATGTGATCGCACCCGTTGACGTATTTTTTGTTATAGATTCAAAACCATTTTCCGATCGGACTGGTCCTGTAAATGTAGTATTTGCCATAATATTCTCCTTTGTATAGCTTTAAAATTTGTAGTCTCTATACCGTCTGCCTAGTCAGTCTACAAATTAAATTTTCTAGGTCTTTATATTATACATAAAAAAAGGGGCGATGTGAACACCGCCCCTTTTAAGTAATTAATATTTATTATTAACTATTAGCTAGTTGGAAGATTTCCATTACCAAAAATACATCTTGGATCAGAAAACCCAAAAGAGTATCTTTCTCTAGCTTTAAATCTTACATTACCAGTATCAAAGTCCCCTTCAATTGCAGTTTTGATTGGCGATCTAACGAAATGTTTTAATCCGTTAGGAATGTCAGTCATAATGAAGAACGAATCTGTGTCAGTTAAGAAATTATTAATTCTGTAACCTTCAGGAATCATTCCCATTGAAGCAAGTGCATTGATATCGTTATCTGCAGTTGCAGTTCTTTGAGGTGATTTCATCAATCTCTCAGCAGTAAACTGTAATTCTTTTGGAATTATCATTTTTCTACCTTGAGATGCGATTTTAAGACCTCTTTCGTCTACAAATCCTGCGATATCGATTAACGACTGTTCTAATGAAGTTTCGTTTAAGTCTGCAGCAGTCGATAATACATTTGAGAATGTACCACCAGTTGCTAATGGGTGTGATGCATTAATTAATGATACACCGTCTCCACCAGTTACAGCAGTAAACTGTGCTTGGTTAAGAACGTTAGCAGCTTTAACTTGCTTCGTATTAGACATTGATCTTGCAAGAGCTCTTGTGTATCTCGCTGCAAGTCTGTCGTATAGGTTATCCTCGATTGCTTCTTCAGTGATAGCAAATGCTAAAGCAATTGTTTCGTGGTTGTATCTAGCTGTGAAAGTTTCACCTGCTTGATCAAACACTACTCCAGCACCTTCTTGTTTAGTTGGTGCAGAAGCGAAACCGCTTAACATTACTTCTTCTTCGAAAGCTCTGTCAGATGTTTCAGTAGTGAAAATCTCTGCGTGTTGATTTTCATATCTACTATATTCCAGGCCAAATAAAGCATTCAAACCTGGCTCTAGTTCTTTAACTAGTTGTGATCTTGATATTGCCATAAGTTATTCTCCTTTATTATGCTATACCTGTACCACTTCTGTAGAAGTGATTGTTGATTCTAACAAGAACATTAGCATTGCTTGTTCCAGTGTCAGAGTTATCTGGGTCCTGCGATATGTCAATTGCCTGAACGACAAAAGTTGCAGCTACACCAGAGTTACTAACATCTAGTTGAGCTTTTGATATTCCTGTTTGCGTTACACCAGTTGTGTTTGTAACAGAATAATTCTTGTACAAATCTGCTCTAGTGAAAGCCTCATCTGCATCTACCAAGAAAACTGCATCAGGATCATCAACAACGAATGCTGTGATGTCACTTGCTGCAATTCCACCTGGATAGTGATTGCTGAAAGTTGGCTTTTGAGTAGTTGGATCTGTATAGAAACATCCGTTAAAAACACCCACTACAGCATCCGATGTATTAGCACCATGCTTTTCAATATTTCCAGTCCCTTTTGGTTCAACCAAATCTCCTTGGAAAATTGCAGTAGCATAACCGCTTGCAATCGTATATCTGTTTTGAGCTCCAACTAATGGTGTACCGTCTAGTTTTCTGTAAGGTCTTAGACCAAACTTTTCACTTACGTTTGCCATATGTTTTTTCTCCTTTTAACATTTGTTTAAGACCCGGTAGATATTGCAAAATTATTTTTTGCGACTACCACCAAAGGTCACTCTTGACTGTCTATCAATATTGATAGGCATGTCAGGATGCTGTTCCTTCATGAGATCATTATCCACAGCGTTCATTCTATCTTGAGTAATTTTACTAAAATACTCAGCACGTGCTTTTAATATCTCTACAGGTATCCTTGCCAGCACAAGGCCCCCAATTCCTATACACCCCTGATAAGATCCTTCAGTATAGAAAGGATATTTGTTTTCACCGATCTCTTCTTTTATTTGATCGACTTTAACAAAGTCCCAACCTTCCCTAAGTTTTTTAGATACATTAGCTGTATCTTCAAAACCTTGAACGGTAGTACGTATCCATCTGTGGGCGTAACCGTTCGGTGCAGGTGGCGCATCCAAACTGGATGGTGGAGTCCAAGTTTTTTTAGCTTCTTTCGAAACTTTTGAATCTGACTCCCGTGAAGTTCTCTTAATTGTACTCATTATTTATCCTCCTTCACGTATCTAGCATATTCCTCTAGTGGCACCCCTAATCGTTTAGCAATAGCTACTTGTGACTTGGTGAGTTTCACAGTTCTGCGTCCTTGTTGACTACGACCAGCTGAAGCAACCGTTTGGACGGGTTTCGGTGCTTCTTTTTTTGGCTCGTCCGTAGTGTTATCAAAACTATCAGGAAAATACTTCCTCAGTCTTGAATTAACTTCATTATAATACTCATCACTATCTACTTCAATACCCTCTTGAGAGATATTGTTATGTATCGTGATAGCAGCATTAGTCATGACTTCATCATTACCAAACCATTTATTTTCCTCAGCCCATTTTTTAGCTTTTGGAGTTATTTGTGGTGTAGTTTCTGATTTTTCCGCTGTTTGAGGTTCAGCTTCTACGTTGTTTGTTTGTGTTGTTTTTTCTTCTTCTTTTTCTTTAGCTCTCTTCTCTATTTCGAGACGAGCTTTTTCTTTTTCAACAGCTAATTGAGTTAACCTATCATTCGCTTCCATTATTTTAGAAGCATCCGAAGATTCAATAGCTTGTTGAAGAGCTACTTTGACTTGTTCTCTTTGAGCATCAACTCTAGTATCAAATTCTTTTAAATACTGTTCGTCTGACTCTTTTAACTTTATAGAGCTTTGGTCAAATTTCTTTTGTAAACCTTTTGCAAAATCAAGAGCTGCTTTTTCTCTTCGTTCAGCTTCTTTTTTTTGAAAGACAAGTTTATCAATTCTCTTTTGATAATCTCGTCTTGATTCTTGAAGGTTTGGTTTTTCTTCCTCTTTAGTTTCAGTTTTTTCTTCAACAGAAGTTTCTTGTACTTTGTCTTCAGTAACTTCTATTTCAGGTTTATCTGATTTTTCTTCTTTAGAATGTTCAGTATATCCAAGATCAACTTCACCTACATTCAAATTAGGTTCTTTTTTATCTTCAACTTTTTCTTCTACTTGAACATTTTCTTCTTTAACATCATCGGTATCTAACTCGACTTCTTTTTCTTTAGCGAGCAGTGCCTCAGCACTGTACTTATCTTCTGCCATGTTTATCCTCCTTTAAAACAAATGGAGAATATCTTCTGGCTTATTTATAGTTCCTATGATCTCGTCATCATTTAAAATACGGTGCTCACCATATTTTGTATTAAATCTACTTCCAGCGTATCTGCCGTAAACGACAAATTGGCCTTCATTACACCAAGCACCTTTTGGAAACTTTTCATTGTCCTCATAACAGAGATCACCCATTTTAACTACAAGTCCAACAACAGTTGTCATTTGTATTTTATCTTGAGTTTCATCTGCAAGTATTACACCGCCTTTTGTTTTAGCTTGTCCTGACCATGGTCTTACAAGCATACGATATCCTACTGGGTTTGGTATGTCATTTAGATATTTTTTGATGCCTTCTGGATCTGTTGGAATTTGTGATTTGACCTCTTCCTTATTATCTTTCGAACTGAAATCTGTAAGTTTAGGTTTAATCAACTGTACCATCGTTATCCTCCTTATGCAGGTTATTAATATCCTGAAGCAGCGCTTCAAGTGCGCTGAGTCTGCCTCTAGCATACATTAACTGAGATTCTGTTTCAACCCCATAGCAAATATGGTCCTTTGTAGAATTAATTTCTTTTTTTATAACTAATTTGATTTTATCAGTTGTAAAAGGATCTAACATTTAATTATAATTTAAAACTTTGAAGAACATTTAGTTTTTCTTCTGCAGTCGCAATTTTTTCTATAAGTTTATCTATTTCATCTAAATGTTGCGGATGTTCACCTATTCCAACTGGTTTTTCTAAATAAATTTGAATCGTAGCATCGGCTTCGGATATTTGTGCATTATATCGGTCTTCTAAAGCTTGTATAAGTGCAGTTCTTAGACTCATACTGAATCTATATACTAATAGAAAGGATATGCAATACTTTTGATTTTTCCTTGAGCTTTAAGTTTTTTTAGATCTCCCTTTGTCATTTTTTCAAGTTCTTTGATCGTATAATCATTTGTTTCAAACATCTCTTCATGAGGATCTTTTTGTCTTCTAGCTACAAATAAATTTTTTATCCAATTCCAAATCATTTTTTTCCTCCATTACGAAATATTTGCGTACCCTTTATGCCATAGATACTCGCCACGACAAGAATCCACAAATTTGTGAACCATGATGGAAGCTGCGAGAACATCTCGAAAAATAATTTTACCTTGTCCATAGCGGTTGGATCATCCGATATGACCGCATATGCGAGCACCAACACGGGCAAACTAAGAATTATCAAAACGGCCTCGTCTTTCCAGTCCGACTGTCGAGCTTCTAATAATTTTCCTTGATAAGCTTCCTCACCACGTGCTTGTCTTTCTGCATGTAATAATTGTGCATCAGACATTGCCATCTTAGCTTTTTGTTTGTTTGCGTAAATTTTACTTCCAGCTGATACAGCTAATTTGATTGCTTGAAACCACATTATTTAACTCCTATAAATTTATGTCCTTTGATTGCTGCGCCCATACCTCTAATACCATCTGGTCTATGAGGACAAGACATTTTATATTTGTTAGTCATCTTACCATTTCTCATCTTAATCGGTGGCACTTGTGGATTGGGACCTCTTCTTGGTGGTGGTCCACTAGATACTCCACCAGAATTGTAAGCTTTAAAATTTTGTAAAAAAGTATTTGTAGGTTTTGTTGCTTGAGTTGCTGTTGTTTTTGTTTTACATGGTGGCATTGTTCCATCAGGACACAATTGCGGTCTGCTATTATCTCCACCCATGGGTGGCATGGGTGGTTTTTTTGTTTGTTTTATAGTGTTTGCACTAAATGGATGTTTTTTTGGTCTGTCAAAAAATTTTTTAACTAAATTAATTCCTAAAGTGACTGGGCCAATTATAGGTATGTTACCAGATTTTTTATTTGTATTGGTTGTATTATTGTTTGTAT